ACACCTGTTTGGAAATTATATAAAACTAAACTCAAAGAATACGATAAAGTAGACCATGAAATTAAAGCAACTAGATATTGGATCAATAAGGAACGAAATGTTTAAGACTGCAAATGAATTTTCTCTACATATAGAGCAAATGGTTCGTGATACTAAACTGACTTACATGGATGCTGTTCTTGAGTATTGTAAAGAAAACTATCTTGAACCAGAAGATGTGGCAAAGTTAATTAACAAGTCACTCAAAGATAAAATTGAAATGAATTTTCGTGATTTAAACTACTTACCAAAGCAAGCACAACTGGATGTGTAATGGATGGATTTAAGGCATATCGTTATTACCTAGCTATTAAACTACACTTCACCACAGACAGATTCAATGTTTTTGAGAACAGAGGTAGTGTTCGTGGTACTCGTGAAGCATTTAATGCTCGTAATGATAGATACATATTCGAAAAGTTAGCAGCAAAGCGACCAGATGATAAAGAAATCATCCAGTTCTTTGTATCAAACTTTGCATATGGTAACGACCAAGCAATCTATGCTGGTCAAGAAGCAGAAGATAATTATTTACAATGGCAAAAACGAAAACAGTCCATGACTAAGATTTTCGTTGATGATTTGGCAACACTGATAACACATATTGAATTAAACAAACTGAAACCCACTGCAATATTTCAATTTACAGAAAACGAATATCCTGTAGCACTAAAATTATTCGTTGGAGGTAAAATTGCGATAGAAACATTAAATATAATAGATGATATGACTGGAATGCTAGATGACTGGGTAATTCATCCTTCTGTAAGATACATTTGGGAAGATGAGATGCGTAGAATCAAAAAGTTGACTGGATTCGTAAAATACGATAAAATAAAGATAGGTAAAATCTTCAGTCACTTTAAGGAAGAACTTGCAGAGTAATAATATGGGTCGTACATATCATAAAGCATCAAGAAGTTTTGATGACACAGAATTTGGTAATCGTTTAGGGAAACCTGCCAAACATTCAAACGGTAAAAAAACTGGTGGAATGAAAACGCTAAATAGTTATGTTGAAGAAGATTATGAAGATTTAACATTCGATCAGGATGATGAATTTGAACTAGATGAAACAACAGATACTAAAAATACTTAACATACATTTAAATACAAAGGAAATACGATGGATATTCAATCATTACGCAAAATGCGCAACTCAGACTTTGGTGCTATCTCTTCAGCATTCGAAAAAGTCGCAAATCCCCAATCAGAACAGAAATCTTTTACCGATGATCGCTTTTGGCGACTCGAAGGTGACAAAGCAGGTAATGGCACAGCCACTATCCGTTTCTTGCCACGTGTAGAAGGTGATGAACTACCATGGGTTCGTATCTTTTCTCATGGCTTCCAAGGACCAACTGGTAAGTGGTACATCGAGAACTCACTAACAACTCTTGGTGAGAATGATCCTGTTGGCGAATTAAATACCCAACTATGGAACTCTGGTTCTGAAGCAAACAAAGAGATTGCTCGTAAACAAAAGCGTCGTCTTTCATTCACTGCTAACATTCTGATTGTATCAGATCCTAAGCATCCTGAGAATGAAGGTAAAGTGTTCTTGTGGAAGTTTGGTAAGAAAATCTTTGATAAGATTATGGACAAGGCTCGTCCAACCTTTGAAGATGAGAAGCCAGTCAATGTCTTCGACTTCTGGGAAGGTGCAAACTTCAAACTCCGTATGCGTAAGAAAGATGGTTACGCAAACTATGATGAGTCTGCATTCATGGAGCCAGCAGCAATTGGTTCTGATGACGAGATCGTTAAGATCGCTTCTGCTCAGGTTAAATTGTCTGAGTTTACAGATCGTAAAAACTTCAAGTCTTATGATGAGTTGAAGAAGAAACTCAATGAGGTTTTATCTGGTGATTCTTTTGCTAGCAAGTCTGCTGCACAGATCGCTGAAGATGAAGATCGTCCAGTAGCATCTGCACCAAAGATTGCTTCTAAACCTGCGCCAGCACCTAAGAGTGTTGACGAAGATGATGACGATGTAATGTCTTACTTTGAGAAGATTGCTAAAGAAGATTAATTCTTTAGAGTAGAAATAAGAAAGGGATCTTTACGATCCCTTTTTTTATGTTCCGTACATGACAGAAAGATATCTTGACTGAGACGATTCTTGATTTCGAATCGGAGACTTTATAATTTGAGTAGTATTAGAATTGTTAGTGACTGGAGCATTGACCACATTGGTCTTATTACCACCACCTCCACCTGCAGTAGCACTTGCATCAGCATTTGCTCTAGATCCACCTTCAACTGCATTTGCTGGTCGTAATGCCAATCCCATCGCTGCAATTTTCTCAATAGGTAATGCAGCAATTGCTTTCACTTTCTCAGTATCAATCTGAGAGAACATACCCAAACCACGAGCGATATTTACAACTCCAGTACCTGCTTGGTTAATTAAGTCACCCTTTTCACCAAGCATAAGCAACTGCTCAACTGGAGTCTTTTGTCCAGTTACTGCATGTAAGAAACCAGAAACCAAATTAGTGACACCAGCAACTGCTGTTCCTACTCCAAGTGCAGCCATGCCAACACCAATTGATGCTAAACCTGCACCGACTAGCAGAAGATTGGAACCATCAAGTTTACCAATTTTTTCAAGACCATCAGACATTTCGGCAAAACCTTTACCGACTGCTTGCATCGCTTCACCAATAATATAAAGAGCACCACCCATTGCACCTAAAGCAAGTGCTCCAACAAAGATCAATGGTGCAGCAGTGCCAGCGATAGCACCGATAACTCCAAGACCAGCAATCGCAGCCATACCTTTACCGATCGTTTCCCAGTCTAGTTCAGCAAATGTTCCAAGTGCAGCACCAATACCGTATGTTGCCAAAGCAAGAATACCCAGTGCTAAAGATCCAGCGATGATATTACCTTTAACTTTATCAAGAGCAAGTGCAGCAACTACCAATCCACCAAGAGCAACCATACCCTTACCGATAGATTCCCATTCAATTTTACCAAAGTTTTCGAATGATTTAGAAGCAATATAAAGAGCACCAGCAATAGCAATCAAACCAATACCGAAATTCTTCATTCCTTGTAGTGCTTTACCAAAATTACCTCCACCACCAGAGTCACCACCTTTATCTTCTGCTGGTTTTACTTTTTGGTCTGGAGAAGCACCACGAGTATTCTGTTCAATCTTAATAAAAAGATCTTCTTGCTTTTGAGCATGTTTTTCTGCTTCAAGTGCTCGTTCTTCAGAAATACCATCATCAGCGTGTGCTTGAGTAGGAGATTCACGTTTAACAAGTCCTGCTTTAAGGTCACTCTTGGCATATTCATTGGACAAGTCATCACGTTTACTTAGAAGTCGTTTACCTTCTTTAGTCTTTGCGATATCTGCCTCAGACATCCCAGTATCTTTCTTAAGTTGGGATAACTCTGATTCGTTTCGCTTAATTTCTTTTGCTGTTTTATTTGCAGATTCAAATTTACCTGCAAGAGTTTCACGATTATCTTCAGATCCAAGTTTACGTTGAGTCTGAATAAACTTCTCTTTAGCGATAGACTTATTGAAGATACCACCAACATTGAATGCTTTAAGAGCAGTAACTTTAAGAGCAGACATTGAACCAAAGTTGTCCTTTAGTTTCTTGCCCATATCACGTAATCTATCACCCATCGTCTGGAATGTTTCCATTCCTTTGGCCATGTTGGCAATTGCTTTGGCTTCTTCTTTACGAAGTTGTAGATTCTCTTTTAGAGCATCATTGGCTTCTTTAATTCTTATCTTTTCTTGCTCTTTTAGTTTAATGGCTTCTTGTTTCGCCTCAGTAAACTGTTTGTCTTGAAGTTGAGCAATCAATGCTTCTTTGATATCTTTCATCATAGCAGACTGAGCAATTTGTTCAGCCAACTGTTGCTGGTTTGCTCCAGCCTGAGCCATAGAGGATTCTAATGATTTGATGGCAGTTTCGTTAGCCTTTGCCTGTTCTGATAGTAGTTTAGAAAAGGCTGTGCTGTCCCATGCATTCACTGATTGTGAGATTGTTTGATTAAGAATTACAGCTTGATCTTTACCTGCATTCCTACTTCGTCGTTTTGCCATCTGTTACATCCTCTTTTTGGATTCGATTCTTTTCTTTTCTTCTTCTAGGTACTGAATCAACATAAAGACATATACTTCTCTTTCGAAGGGTATCATCTCTTCCAGCTCAAAAAAAACTTTGGAGTCCCTCCAGCATCTTAACATGGTGTCTGTTACATACTGGACAATCATATTCAATCTTTTTGGTAATCTTTGGCATTGTCTCGAAGAATTGTTGAATCTTTAAGAACTGGTCTGAAGTTAGATTTTCAATAAATGATAATAGCTCTTGTTTAGTGCTTTCTTTAGCGTGAAACAACTGCTCACCATCATAAATGTAATCAATAGATAAAGCCATGATATCAAAAACTGTATCTAAGTCATTGGTATCAAAACCTTCTAACTTTTTAATAACATCAACTGTAGGATACTTCATCACTACACCAACATCATTAAACAGTTCAATCTTATTTGTATGACCCTCACCTTTTTCTACAGTTACTGTGGATAAATCAATACGAACTACAGATTTGGCTTTTTCATTTTCTTCACCATGATCTAAATCACAGGAAAATGTTAAATCAACAGTTTCACCAACAGATTTACCACGGATCTGAGTAAACATATACTCTAGATCAAATGTTGCTAGTTTCTCAACATCAAGTTTATCTTGTACACAAGTCTTGACAATTCCCTTTAGGGTTTCAATCATTGTTACTACATCTTCAGATTGCTGAGCAATCAAAAGTGCTTTCTCCTCTTTAACGAGGAATGGACGATATCTTACTGTCGCTCCACTTGAAGGTACAACCATTGTGTAGGTTGGCGTATTCATCATCGGCAAAGCCATAATTATTCTCCTTTAGACATATTCTTAATTAACTTATTCAACTCAGCAGTGCTACCTGTAAAGATAACATTGTTATTCGTCACTTCTTTTCTGGATCCCTCTTTCGGTGTATCCAGTTTTTGTTTCTGTTGATGTAGATCCAATAACTGTTGGTTTATATCAGCCAACTGCTTCATTAGATTTCCAACAACTTCAAATGCTCTTGGATGTTCAGACTGCATAGCCACATCAAGTGACTTCTGTAGTGCTTCTTGTCCTTGTTGCAATAATATACGAAGATTACCTCGTGTAACATCGAAGTCGTCTTGAATCTTATTTGTAGAGTCGTTAATAACTTCTCCAGTCTTTGTAATCACTTCAGTTTTGCCCATTGGTTGTATACCAAACTCGGCAGATAATGTATCATCAATTTTCATTATACAATCCTAACTGTATTTATTTCTTAAAATTTCAATAGACTTGGTAATCTAGTCACACCATAACTCATTACAGCACCAGTAACAAAGTTGCCTGCACCACCCAAAGTCTTGTTTAAAGTCTCTTGGAATCCAGTAAAATTACGTGTAAACTTATCAATCAAACTTGTTGATATAACTTGATCGTTTGGTAGTTGAGTTACTGGAGTTGCAGTCCAATTTTTGTACTGCATTTGAACTGTCAACTTCATGATATCTTTGGATGCATAGTCTAACTGAATTGTTCCTATATTTTTAGGATAGCATTCAGATAAAGTTAATTGATATCTCTTTTTATCATTGATATCTTGAACTTCAATATCAATCTGTGTTGTATAATCGTTATAGTAACCATATGTTCTGGTGTTTGGATTGGAAATAGCATTCATCCAGTCGTCAAACATCTCTTTAACTTTCATATCTGTATCTACATAAAAAGAAAGAGTTAAACTATCATATAGTTTTTCATATGGAACTTCACGGAACTCGCCAAACACTCTATTCTGAACAGTCGAATAGTTAACACCTGGAAGTTGTGCTTGGTCACAAAACAATAAAATATTTTGCGCTGAAGTATTGCTCCATCCTGGAACTTTGGTAATGTTTACTGCATATCTGTTTGTTCTAGCGATACCACCAGTTTTAACCTGAGCAACGAAGTTTTGAATAGGTTTAGCGTTTGGGCTTTGTTCTCTAGTGAGGTCTTTAGTGCCAAATGGTAAATTTAATGCCATTTTATGCCTTTCTAATTATTTTGATCGAGTCAGACCAAATTTCTTGTTTGCTTCCACCAACAAATCTTTCAACTGGAAGTAACATTGCAGTTGCCCAGTCGGCTGAAGGAACTTGCCTAAATTGAGATCTAACATGCCCCATTAGGTATTGTTTAACACATGGTTGTGCTGCAGCAAATTTAGCTACTCCATCTATAACTTGCCACGAGTATTTTAATCTGGTGGTTTCATCTAGCCTATTGTTACTCTTGAAAGTCATTAGTCTATCAAGTAGTACAATTCTTAGTTGATACGGTAGATAATGCATATTCAAACCAATAAAACCATTTTGCGTGGCAGAGAATGGGAATACCAAAGGAAACCTATCATAATAAGGTAATTCCTTCTTCATTTTTGGATCATACGCATACATGTATAAACGACCAGGCATCACTTTAGTCACTAATTGATCAGCATTACCACTCAGAACTTTTCCTGGAGTAAGTTGTTGCTTAGTCAGTTTGGTGACTTCTTTTTCGAACCAGCCTTTAGACTTATTAGCCACTGTGACTAAGTCGTATTTGTTGCGCTCGAAGACGTCTTTGAATGTTGGTTTTGTAGCCATAATTACTATTTAGGTCACAAACCTAACTCGTGCTCGGTTATAATTTTAAACTCCCAATTCCTGTCTTTTGCGTACTCAATTGCTGCAGACCATTTAGCTTGATTCTTCATAAATGTTAGGGACTCCAATAAATATCTCTGAGTTCGTTTTCCTGGAAATACAGGTGGTTGACATTGTGATGCAGGTTTAACTTCTACCAAATAAGTCTTCCCTGTAGTTACCGTTATTTTAAAGTCTACGAAGTAACGATGAATACGATTATCCGTGGGACACTTATAAGGTATAACTGTCTCCTCTGAACTCCACTTTAATACACTAGGATTTTTATCACACCAACCAGCAAAACGAGTCTCCCAGCTGGATCTCATTATGATATTTGTTGGATCACCTGTGTATTTTTCAGGAAATATTGGAACGAATCTTCTTTTATGGAACATAAATAAGTAATAGGATAAATAACCACCATTTATTTAGGTTAAAGGTACAAAATGGCGATAGAATACGACCAACTTGGTAATACAATTAGCGGAGAATTCGGAGGAGTATCAGCTGCTCCTGCAGTTTCTCCTGCTCCATCTGCTGCAAAACCATCAATTCCAAGACAACCACCAGAGCCATATACTCCGAACGTCTTTGGTAGGAATGCCACGTATGAAGTAAACAACTATATGTATCCATCTGATCTAATGGCTCCCGATGGTCGTTATGGTGGAAACTATGCAATTTTTTATATTAACGTAGTTGAAGATTCTAAGTTGTTTGACGATAAGAGTGTACAAACTGTCAACGATTTAACACCAAGAGATTCTGGTGATTTAGATGCGATGAAACTAACTAACAATCAACTAATTGGTGCCAATGCTGCAGTAAATACACTTGCTGGTCTAGTTGGTGGTAGTATTGCTTTTGGTAAAGGTCTTTCTGGTGCTGCAAAGGGTGCAGCACTTGCCAACGTGGGAACTGTTGGTGTTGGAGTAGCTGCAACGCTCGCCCCAGATACAAAACGAGCAAAGAAAAGATTAAAGACTGCTATCGCACTTCATATTCCTAATCAATTGTCTATTCGATATGGCATGCAGTGGAGTGAAGATGATACAGCTGCATTAGCAATGGCTGCAGCTGGCGGAAGTGAGATTATGAAAGCATTGGATGAAGGTGGTAATACAAAAGATGTTACCGATGTTGGTGCAGCAATTATTGCTAACATCGCACTATCCAAAGGACCACAGGCTGCAGCAAATTCTAAAGCACTTGGTCTAGCAGCAAATCCAAAGAAAGAACAAATATTTAAGGGTGTTGATTTTAGAACATTCGCATTTGACTATCAATTTTATCCAAGAAGTCCTGAAGAAGCCCAGAATGTGTTAAACATCATTGAGCAGTTTAAGTATCATATGCATCCAGAATTTAAGGATACCAACAATTTTATTTACGTATATCCTTCTGAGTTTGATGTTTTCTATTATCAAGGTGGTAATGAAAACTTAAATTTACATCGTCATACGTCATGCGTACTAACTGAGATGAATATTAATTATACACCGAATGGTTCATTTACTGCATTTGCCAATGGTATGCCAACTCAGATTAACGTAACATTATCATTTAGAGAACTTGCACTTCTATCCAAAGAGAAGATTAAGGATGGTCTATAATGTACTTCAAAGATTTTCCAAGTTTTATTTACCAATTTAAAGTTGGAAATACGACCAAAACATCATTAGTAAAAGACATAACAAGGAACATTCGTTTCCGTAGAGATGTTCTTGCCAATATAACAGTATTTGATGAGTATGATATTGTTGATGGTGAAACACCAGAGATTATTGCTGAAAAAATATATGGAAATCCAGAATATCACTGGATCATTATGTTAGCCAACGATCGTTACGATTACATCGAAGATTTTCCTCTTGCTGAATATCAATTAGTAAAAGTTATTGCTTCAAAATATCCAGGAACAGAAAACAGCATTCATCACTATGTTAACGCAAATGGTTTTATTGTCAACTCGAATGCGCCTGGAGCTGTATCAGTTTCAAATGCACAAGATGAGAGAAATAAAAATGAAGCGAAACGAAGAATAAAGATTATTTCATCAAACATTATTAATACAATATTAAAAGATTATAAAGATCTCATATAATGCAACCTAACAACCCAATTAGATTTGCTGGCGATGTCAGCATTGATAAAGTTAGGATAATCACCAGCAAAGGTGTTTATCAAGATATCACTGCGCAAGTAATTACTGTTCAGATTTATGAAGACTTGTTCTCACCATTTATCACTGGAAGTTTAATTATTAAAGATTCGTTGGACTTAGTCAACTTATTCCCATTTGCAGGTGAAGAACAAGTTGAATTAGAGATTTCAACTCCATCACTTCAGCGTGGAAATATTAAAGGTAGATATTACATTTACAAATTAACCGATCGTGAATTGCTCGGTGATAGATCTGTAGTTTATCAGTTGCATTTTATTTCAACTGAGGCTATTGTTGATTTAAACAAAAAAGTGAGTAAAGTATTCAGTGGTAAAATATCTGATATTGTCAATACCTTTATTAAAGATAAAACCTACGGATTAGAATCTACTAAAAAGTTGTTCACCGAACCTACCTCAAATAACATAAAGTATATTTCTAATTATTGGACTCCAGTTCAAAATATTATGCACTGTGCCGAAGCATCTGCCAATCAAAATAAAGTGCCAAACTATGTATTCTTTGAGAACAGAGATGGGTTTTATTACATTAGTCTAGATAGTTTGTACAGCGCAGATGTTTATCAAAATTTTGTGTATGACAAATATACTCGTGACGATCGAAAGAACAGTGGAAGTATTCGTAATATTGAAGAAGATTACAGAAGAATAACTTCTATTAGTATTCCAGTTGGTTTTGATTACATTGATAGAATTCGTGGTGGTATGTTATCATCTAAAATTATCTCATATGATCTAACAAAGAAAACATACACTGCCAAAAACTATAATATGTTTCAGAACTTTAACAAACAAAAACATCTTAACGAAAATCCTATTAGTTCTGACAGTTCTATTTTTAGAGCTAACTCATTAATCATAAACACTCCAAGAAATTTTGGTAATTTTAATGGATACGGAGATGTCACTAACTTTAAGACTAGACAACAACGTGTTTCATTAATGAAGTTGGCAGAAGCAAATAAATTAGAGATAACTGTTCCTGGAAGAGCAGATTATACAGTTGGTCAAAAGGTTAATGTTACCTTAAACAAAATTGAACCTATCACTAAAAAAGAACAAGATATTACAGATAAGATGTTTTCTGGTAACTATCTAATCTCAGCTATTAATCATTATGTTGATAGAAATAAACATGAGTGCCATATTGAACTGGTAAAAGAAACATTACAATATAATTTGGATGGAAAGAAATAATGAATTTGCACTATGGTATTGTAGAAAATAGACAGGATCCATTATCGCTTGGTCGATGCCAAGTTCGTATAGTTGGATTACATACACATGATAAGTCGTTACTTCCAACGGCAGATCTTCCATGGGCAACTCCAGTCCAACCTGTAACTTCTGCAGCAATGAATGGTATTGGTCATACTCCAATTGGACCAGTTGAAGGTACTTCTGTAATTGTTCTATTTGCAGACCACGATAAACAACAACCAATTATTCTTGGAACACTTGGTGGAATTCCTTCCACACCACTACCAATTGATGCTGAAGATGGTGGTTCAATTGTTAATGAAAAAGTAGAGAGCATTACTCTACGAACAATCCCTGGACCAGTCACTGGTAAGGTACTTACCTTTATCGATAATGAAGAAGGTAGAGTAGACTTAACTCGTTCATTAAAAGCCAATATGAAAGTTGTTGGTTTTGGTATTCCAAACGGAACGACCATTGTTAGTATTAATAATGGCACACAAATTACTATTAGTAGTGCTGTTGTTAATTATGCAGAAAACATTATTACATTTGAACCAGTACCCACTAACTTAGACGCAGTTAATAGAAGTAGAAATGCTAATGTACTCACAGATAGTTCTGGTAATCCAGTAACTACGGGATTTGGTGGAGTAGTTACCACAACTCCTAATGCATCACCAACTATTGGTGCGACTCCAACATCTAATGTAACTAATAATGCAATTCCAACTATACCACCAGCAAAGTCTGTAACAAATACATCAAAAGCCACCCAAGGTATTAAAGCACTTATTGCTGCATGTGACAAAGTTGGACTTACTACCAAAGAACAAAAGTGTGCTTTGCTGGGTATTGCTGGTGGAGAGTCAGGATGGATTCCTCAGTTAGAATCATATAATTATTCACCTTCTCGTATGAAAGCAATCTATTCATTTGCCACAGAAGATGATATCTCACAATATGCAAATGCTTCAAAGCGTGGTCTATCAAGATCAGAGTTTTTCTCATGGGCATATGGACCAACAAAGCGTGGTAAAGGTTTCCTTGGAAATCAAACTGATGCAGATGGTGGAAAGTATTTTGGTCGTGGATTTATTCAGCTGACTGGTAAGGGTAACTATCAAAAATATCAAACCCTTGCCAATAACATGGGTTTAAGTCTTGATATTGTAAACAATCCAGATTCTCTTGATGATGATATTAACGTATCAGCATTGGTTGCTGCACTTTACATTAAAGATAGAGTATCATCTAAAGTTAATGCCAATGCGCATCCTGGATATTTTCAAGCTGCAAAAGCTGCAGTTGGTGTAAACTCTCCAGACATCGCTGCACGCAAATTAGCCTACTACGAATATTTTTATGGTGCAGTTGGTAATAGTGGTTCAGACAAAGACGCTGCACCACCAATTGCAGAACCACCACCAGATGGTTCTAGTCCAACTCCTGGACCATCTGAAGAAAGTAAAGCATCTGGTTCTGACGCAATTGGGTTTAGAGATCCAAACAACAAGTATCCACTAAAAGAATATCTCAACGAACCAGACACTAATCGTTTGGCACGAGGAATTATTCAAGGAACAGTTGTTAAGAAAAAAGATGCTGTTCGAAGATTAGATGTTCCAAAAGCCATTGCCAATGGTTCATGGGATCAACCAGAACCACCATATGGCGCAAAGTATCCATACAATAAAGTATTTGAAACTGAATCTGGTCATATTCAAGAATTTGACGACACACCTGGACAAGAACGTATTCATACATACCATCGTTCAGGTACATTCAGTGAAATTGATGCAAATGGTACACAGGTAAATTACATTGTTGGTGATAACTTCACCATCATGGAAAGAAATGGATGTATCCGTGTTGCTGGCGAATGCAACATTACCGTTGATGGTAATACAAACATCTATGCACGATCAGATGCAAATATTCAAGTTGAGCAAAACGCTACTATTCAAGTTGGTAATAACTTAGACATCGGTGTTGCCAATGACACAACTATGGCTATTGGTGGTGACTTCAAAGTAAATGTAGTCGGTGATTATTCAGTTAAGGCTGCAAACATTTACGCAAAATCAGATGGAAACATTAATACTCAATCTGCAGTTGCTATCAATCAAAAATCTGAGGCAGTGAATATTGAATCTAGCGGTGAAACTAATATTCTTGCTGGCGGAAAATTATCTGCAGATTACGCTGAAGGTCAATTTGGTAATGGTGCAGGAAGCGCAGCTGATGTAGAAGATTTTACTCTGACTCCACCTGTTGCTGGCAAACCAATCAATCCTATTGTTCCTTACTTTATTCCACCAGAGCGTGCATTTGAAGAAAGAACTGCTGCTGAAACTCCTGATGATTGGGATACACCAGAGGGTCGTGCGATCTCAAATAAAGAATCACGTGAAAATGGTGTCGCTGTTCCAGTAGTTCCAGTCACAGAAGAATCTGCCCCACCAAGTGGTGGAGCTGCAGCTGTAGCACCAGTTGACTGTAAAGTTATTTACAACACAACTAACTTTAACAATGACTATAGACTATCAACTAACTTCACATTGGGTATGTTAATCGCTAACTCAGACCATAAATTAGTTGATCAAATGCTTCAAGATACTAAGGGAGGACCACTAAGACAATATACAGTTCAAGAAATTGTATGTAATCTTGCCATGGTTGCTCAAAACATTCTTGAACCATTATTAGAAATTCTTCCAGGAGGAATTGGTGGTTATAAAAAGACATGGAAGATTAACTCTGGTTATCGCCTAAAAGGTGTTGTCAAACAAGAATCTCCTACTTCGGATCACTGCAAAGGTCAGGCTATTGATATTGGTTTGGTAAACAGTACATACGATAAACTTTATAATTTTGTAGTAGCTGCAGAGAAAATTCTCCCATACGATCAAATTATTCTAGAGTATCGTTATCCATCAACTCATTGGGTACATCTAAGTTACAGGTTAGATGCTAGAAGAAAGATGGCATTTACCATGGTAAACGATAGGACTTATGCAAAAGGATTTTCTCTTTTAGATCAAATCCCCCAACCAAGTAGGACTGCATAATGCCTTGGACTCCTTCCGCTACTGCTTTGAAAGTTGTAGATGAGTTGCCTGTTTATACCAGCTATACTCAGTCATTTTCTTATGTTGATCCAGATCCATTAACAGATTATGCAGTAACAGGAATAGTTGCAGATAAAACTAATGCCCTAATGACTGTGGGGACTAATAGTATTTCTGGGCAATATGATGCAGAACCTCATGGTGGAAGCGTTATTACATATTTGAAAAAAGATAAAACATACAGTACTGTTACTAATTTTAATGATATAACAAACTCTTATGAAATCTGTTCTTTTACTGCACCGACTGTACAGACTGTGACTTATAGTTATACCGTAACTGCTAAGGATGCGAATAGTATTGGTCCAGATGTTCAGCAGACTTATACAGTTATGTCTACTTTTAACTGGGACATAGGTAAAACTGCTTTAATAAACGCTATCGCCCAAACTAGGATAGGAAGATAATGCCAGCTGTAGCAAGAATTGCTGATAAAAGTACTGGGCATGGATGTTTTGCACCTACTGCACTGATAACTACCCCAGTGGCCAAAACCTATTTTAATGGAAAACTAGCTGCAGTTGTAGATCCTAATTGTAAATTTGCAGCCCATACATGCGGAAGAACTACACATAATTCCGATATTCGTATTCCCAGCACTGGAGCAAGTAAGACTTATATTGAGGGTAAAAAAGCAGCTAGAATTGGAGATAGTATCCAATGTGGTGATGCAATAGCACAAGGTTCTAACAACTCTTTTATAGAATAACCTAAATAAAGAATATGGCACGAAGCACAAGACTTTTCTCCGATTTAGATTTAAATTTCACTGCTCACCCAGTGACTAAGGACATTGCACGTAGATACGATGAAAATGCAATTAAAACTTCCCTTAAAAATCTAATTCTAACTAGAAACTTTGAGCGACCATTTCATAGTGAAATCGGCTCGCCAATTAACGCATTATTATTCGAACCAGCATCACCGATGTTAAACATCACTCTACAGAGAGCGATTGTTGATGTGGTCAATAACTTTGAACCAAGAGTAGACTTATTGGATGTTAATGTTCTTAGCAGTCCAGATGAAAATTCATTGTATGTTACTATCACGTTTAAGATAGTTAACACACAACAACCTCTAACTCTAGATTTAACCTTAGAGAGAACTCGATAAATGGAAAATAAAAAAATAAGCGTCTCTGAATTAGATTTCGACCAGATCAAATCTAATCTAAAGACATTCTTACAGGGACAGAATGAGTTTTCGGACTACGATTTTGAAGGTTCAGGTATGTCTGTATTGTTGGATGTTTTGGCATACAATACTCACTATCATTCTCTTTACACAAACCTTGCCGTAAATGAAATGTTCTTGGACTCTGCTCGTAAGAGATCCAGCGTAGTTTCTTTAGCCAAGATGTTGGGTTATCTTCCAAGATCTTCTCGTGCTCCGACTGCCACAGTAAACATTACAGTATCTGCTCCAACTGGTAACCCATCTTCTTTAACTTTACCAGCCAACAGCGCATTTTCTTCTGTTGTTGATACAGTTACATATACATTTTACACCACTCAAGCAACTACAATTATTCCAAATGCTTCTGGTGCTTATATTTTCCCGAATGTTACTTTAACACAGGGCACTCCACTAACATATACTTACACAGTTGCTAATGGAACTCGTTTTATTATTCCAAATTCAGATATTGATATTTCTACACTATCTGTTCGTGTTCAAGAGATCGCAGGATCATCTTCATACACATCTTATACATTTGCAAATAATATAACTGAAGTTGGTCCAACAACTCGTGCTTTCTTTTTGAAAGAAATCGATGACGAATTATTTGAAGTATATTTTGGTGATGGTATCGTAGGTTATAAACCTTCCGCTGGTAATGTTGTATTGTTTAACTACTTTGTTACAGATAAAACTGCAGCCAATGGTGCACGTGTGTTTACTTTTGACGGAACAGGTATCGGTGGTGGTACTGTTTCAGTTAATACAGTTACTGCTGCACAAGGTGGACAAGATATTGAAGATATCGATTCTATTCGTTTTAATGCTCCAAGAAATTACTCTGCACAAAATCGTGCAGTTACCGCAGAAGATTACAAAGTTATTCTTCCACAATTATTTTCAAACATCGACTCAATCAATGTTTGGGGTGGCGAAGATAATAATCCTCCAGTTTATGGTAAAGCATTCATTGCTATCAAACCACTGTCAGGTGAAACATTATCTAATGCCACTAAAGAACTAATTAAAACTACAATTCTTAAAGGCAAGAATGTGGTATCAATTATTCCAGAAGTTGTTGATGCTCAGTATCTTTACATTGTTCCAAATGTAACAATTTACTATAATCCTCAGCAAACCAATAGATCTGAAGAATTGCTAAAGACTTTAGTTCGTGACACTATTATAAATTATAATGATACAGATCTTAATCGTTTTGATGGAATGTTTAGATTCTCAAAACTGTCTCGTCTAATTGATGCATCAGAAGAATCTATTTTAAGCAACATTACTACGATTGTTCTAAAAAGATCATTTACTCCAACTTTTAATACTAGAACTTCTTATGTTATTAGTATTGATAATCCAATTTACACAGAAGGTGTTCCTGAAGGTTCAGTGATTTCAGATGCCTTTACTATTGACGGATCCAGCGAAACATTCTTTTTTGAAGATGATGGTGTTGGAAATATTCGTTTGTATTACTTCGTTGGTGCTGGTACCAAGAGATACATAAATTCTACTTTAGGCACAGTCAATTACGTGACTGGTCGAATCACACTAAATGATATTAATATTACATCTGCAACAAATAATGAAATTACTATCACTATTAAACCATCATCAAACGATGTAGTTTCAGTTAGAAGTCAGTTGGCTTTAATTGCTGAAGAACAAATCGTTGTAAATGCTGTTGTCGACAAAGTTGCCTCTGGCGAGACCTCTGGCGGATCTAATTATATCTTCACTTCAAGTCGTAGCTAATAATGGCACTCGTAAAAGCAAAAGTATCATCAGTTGTATCTAGACAAGTTCCCGAATTTATTCGTGAGGACAATACTCAGTTCATTGCATTTTTAGAAGCATACTATGAGTTTCTAGAACAAACTGAAAAAAGAAATCTCGAAAGTACACGAGATATTGATGATACTATTGACAGTTTTATTCAGTACTTTAGAAATGAAGTATTGTTGCACGTTCCACTTTCTACGTTATCGGATAAACGCTACCTTGCAAAACAGATACACGAATTGTATCGTTCAAAGGGTACAACAAAGTCTTACGAATTCTTATTCAGAATTCTGTTTAATGAAACTCCACAATTATATTTCCCTAAAGTCGACATGCTTCGTTTGTCAGATGGTAAGTGGGATCAGGCAGTTATTATTCGTTGTATTGAAACCAGTGGAAATTCTTTTAATTTAATCGGTCAAACAATTAGTCAAGGTATAAGTCGTGCCAGCGTAGAATCAGTCATTAAATTTCAAATTGGTGCTGATACAATTGCAGAATTGACATTGAATGAAAAAAGTATTGTTGGAACATTTAATACAACAGATGCTATAACAGGATTAGACAATACTAATAATACTGCAATAACACTTGATATTTTATCAGTTATTACCGACTTTGAAATTAACAATAATGGTTCATACTACAGAGTAGGTGATCCAATTGATTTAATTTCTGGTACTGGCACAGATGCTCAAATTGAAGTAACCAATATTGGTTACGGATCTATTGATCAGATTATTATTGATACACCTGGATCTGGATATAGCATTGGCACAGAATTAACATTTGATAATACTGATGCTGGAGATCAAGGAAATTCTTTAATTACAGCCAAAGCTGTTATTACTGATATTGATGTTGATTCTATTCTTATGGAAGATGGTTCTAAATTACTCAGTGAAGATAGAGATCATTTTGACTTAGAAAATGCTACCACAGGTGGTATTAAAGCAGTTTCTCTTTTAACTGGTGGATACTATTATAAGAAACTTCCTATTGTTTCCTCCACTGGTGGCACTGGAGCAAAACTTATTGCAGTTGGTAATGGTATCGGTAGAGTTACCAGAGTTGGTATTACAAATCCAGGTGTAAGATATGAGACTGCTCCAATTGCAGTATTCCCATACAATATTGTTGTTAAAGATATAACTGGAGCATTTACAGTTGGTGATGCGATAACAGTACTAACACAGACAATGTCTTTAGAAACAGATGTTGATAGTGAATTGCTACTTGAGTCTGGCGATAAGATGGTTCTTGAGAGTCAACAAGTACCAAATGGAACTATTTACTCTTACGATACCAGCAGAAATTTAATTACATTATATCCAACTTCAGATAGAATTATCATTCAGTTAGAAAATTCAACTGGATATCTATTATCAGAAGATGGAAACCCATTTGTAAATGAAAATTCTGGAGAGTTTCAGACAAATCAGACTATAACAAATAGTTCTGGTGCTATCGCTAAAATTGTTTCTGGATCTGGCAATCATGCTGAAGCCACAGGTGTTATTGGTGCAGTTAGTCGAACTCTTGGTAAGTTTATTAATGCTGATGGTAAAGTTTCTGAATCTTCAAAGAAAATTCAAGACTCTTTATTCTATCAAGAGTATTCTTACGTTATTAAAGTTGGTCAGTCTATTGATAAATATCGTGATGCTGTCAAGAAACTACTACACCCAATCGGTCTAGCACTATTCGGTGAAGTTACAGTTCAGTCATTGGTTGAAGCACCTTCTAGCATAACATTAGAAGTTTCTGAGTTATTGGCAACTATTCGTTTATTCTTAGATATGAAGATGCGTGCAGTTGGTAACTACAGAAGATCTGGATATGAGAATAATTCTGCTTTAGATAAAGAACAAGTTACCATAATTATTACTGATTTCCTTTCTTCACATCTAGCAGTATTAACTTCACCATCAGAATTCTTACCAGTTCTTCATTTACCAGAGTTAACTCCAACAGAAGTCCATTTATTGGATCTTCGTGCAGAAGTTGGTGAAACTTATAAATCTATCATGTGGGCGACTCTTTCTGATAGTCCTACAACTTTAGCTGAATTTTTCGCCAGATTAGAGATAAAATCTAGCCCATCGGTTGGATCTGCTCAACTTGGACCAACTTTATCGTGGTTGGAAAGATGGAAATTTACCATACCACCGTATACAGCTGGAACAAAAGAGACTATTGGAGTCTATAGAAACGCTTGGTCTCAAGACTATGATGCTCCAAACGAAGGTTACTGGAATACCTTTGCAAACACACAAATTAAGGATTTTGGAAGTATTATCATTTCAGATGTTATAAATAATCCTAATAGAAGAACAAATTTTGCGCAAGAAGCGTACATTGATATTATTAAGTTAGACTTTTCTTATAGCATGGATTCTAGTACAATTAAACTAGATTCAGGAATTCTAACTATGGACAATGGAGATAATGGTGGATCTACATTCGACAATGTAAGTTCAACAACACTAGACAAAACTACATCGTTGACATTTGATACGGTGTAATACAGGAGAAATAAATGGCAAAATCAATTATTGGAGTAGGATCAGTAGCGAACGATGGTACAGGTGATACCCTTCGTGCAGCTGGTGTTAAAATTAATGACAATTTCAGCGAGATCTATAATGCTATCGGTAACGGCACTACCCTTGGTATTGCTGTAAGCGGAGCAACTAGTGGACAGATTCTTAAGTTTAACGGAACTAACTTTGCTCCAGCTGCTGATAGCACTGGTACAGTTACTAGTGCAAGTGTTGTCAGTGCAAACGGATTTACAGGAACTGTAGCATCAAGTACTACAACACCAGCTATTACAATCACAACCAGCATTACTGGTGTATTAAAAGGTAATGGTACTGCAATATCAGCTGCTACAGCTGGAACTGATTATCAAACACCCATTACATTAACAACTACTGGATCAAGTGGCGCAGCTACTTTTAGTAGCAACACTTTAAATATACCACAGTATACTAGCGGAGTGACTACATTTTCAGCATTAACAGATGCTACTAGCACGGCACTAACTGTAGATGAAATTTATCTACCTGCAATTACTCGATTAAATGTTACCAATAACGGAGCAAGTGCATACAGATTTGATCAGTATGACACCACTGATAATCCAACTATATACGCTATTAGCGGTACTACCATTGCTTTTAATCTTAATATAACAGGGCATCCATTTTTAATCAGAACCAGCGGTGGCACAAATTACGACACTGGTCTAGTTCATGTGAGTACCACAGGTACAGTGCTTACAGGATCCTCTGCTCAAGGACAGGTTGCAGGTACATTGTACTGGAAGATACCTGCAGGTACAACTGGTAACTATCAATACATTTGTAGTGTACATGGTGTTATGGTTGGTGTAATTACTATCAAAGACATCAGTGCTATTTAAAAATAAAATGTCAACACTGTTGAATTTAATTCAAAAAAGAAATAACGCTGGTGTATCATACCCAGTATTCTATAACGGCAGTTTATGGACTGCCCTGTATTAATCATAAAAGGAAATTAAAATGGCTGCAATTATAACTTCAAAATTTCGCATTCACAATGCGCAATCTTTCAAAGAAGGTTTCTCAGAGGCTGCTGTAACTAACATGTATCTTGGTATTGGTCGTCCACAAAGTTGGACAAGCGATAACTCTCCAGATACTCCAGTTGACACAGTGTCTGAAGAACTATACTATTGGCAAGATATGCTCGCTGTTAAGCGTATTCAATCATCAGACGTAGCACACGCTATCCCACGTCGTGACTGGACTTCTGGTCAATATTACGACATCTATCGTCATGACTACAACGGCACTACTGCTGGTGTAAATATTTCTTCTGGTGGTGGTACAACTCCAGCAAATCTATACGCTGCAAACTTCTTCGTTGTTACTGATGAATACAATGTATACAAATGTTTAGATAACAGAAACGCAGCGAACTCAGTTATTGCTTCAACAACTAAACCAACAGGCACTTCTACTTCAGCTATTACTACTGCTGACGGATATGTTTGGAAGTATATGTATACAATTTCTCCAGCTGATGTTATCAAGTTTGTTTCTACAGACTTTATTCCAGTTAAGACTTTGGCAAGCAACCCTGGATCTACTGATGCTTACTACGATCAGTGGTTAGTTCAAGACGCTGCAATTGATGGTTCTATTAATAATATTTTAGTAACTGCAGCAGGTACTGGTTACTCATCAACTCCAACTGTTACTATTACTGGTGATGGTACTGGCGCAACTGCCACAGCAGTTAGAGATGCAGGTAGCAATACTATTACTGCAATTAACATTACTGCTGCTGGTACTGGTTATACATACGCAACTGTTGCCATCTCTGGTGGTGGTGGTTCTTCAGCAACTGCAACTGCAATGATTACACCAAAAGGTGGTCATGGTGCAGACCCAGTTGAAGAACTCGGTGGTTACTATGTAATGATGAATGTGCGTTTAGAGTATGATGACGGATCTGGTGACTTCCCAGTCGATAACGATTATCGTCGTATTATGTTAGTTCGTGATCCGTACAACTTTGGAACAACAACTGTTTCTACAGCTACTACATTAAAGGCAACTAAAGAGTTGACTTTCTCTAGCGGTACTGGTACATTCCAGCAAGACGAAACTATCACTGGTGGAACATCTGGTGCTGTTGGTCGTATTGTTTCTGTAAGTGGGACAACAATTCGTTACATTCAACTACGCACTCAAAATGCTACTGGTGCAGTATTTGCAACTAGTGAGACTATTACTGGTGGAACATCTTCAGCAACAGGTACTGTTGCAACTAAGACTAATCCTGAAGTTCAACCATACAGTGGTGATGTGATCTACGTTGAAAATCGTCGCCCAATTAATCGTGCCAGCGACCAGATTGAAGATATTAAAATCATCGTAGAGATGTAAATAAATAATAAGTAAAGTTTAATAGAGAAACTATAATGACCATTAATTTTAATGTATCGCCATATTATGACGACTACTCTGAGGATGACAAATACCTCAAAGTATTGTTTCGTCCAGGATATCCAATACAGGCAAGAGAACTAACACAACTGCAGACAATTCTGCAGAATCAAACCTCACGCTTTGGTGACCATGTCTTTAAACAAGGCTCAATGGTTCTTCCAGGACAAATTTCATATGATGATACTTTTAATTATGTTAAAGTTCAACCAACTTTTAATGGTGTTTCTGTTGACAATTATATTAATGAGATTGTCGGTTATATTCTAGTTGGTAATACAACTGGTGTTAAAGGTAAAGTTGTTTTTGCTGCACCTTCAACAACAACCGACTCTCCTACACTTTACATTAAATACATTGAGTCTGGTACAAATAACGTAACTAGAACTTTTGCTGAAAATGAAATCTTAACTACTGAAAATGCCCCTACTGCTCGTGCATTCACGAGCGTTTTATCTGAGGCAACTGGTATTGGTTCTGGTGCTTCCATTGAACGTGGTGTTTACTACATCAATGGTTTCTTTATGTTGGTTACTCCACAAACTATTTTACTAGACAAATACACTAATACTCCTTCATATCGTGTTGGTTTAGAAATAACTGAATCTATTGTTACACCTGAAGAAGAACCAGCATTACAAGATAATGCACAAGGTAGTTCTAACTTTGCTGCTCCAGGTGCGCATCGTTATCAAACAACTTTAACACTAGCAACACGTACAATCGAAACTGTTGAAGATAAAGACTTTATTGAATTACTTCGTGTTGTTAATGGTGGTATTCAATATAAAGTTCGTACAACTGACTATTCTATTTTAGAACAAACTCTTGCTCGTCGTACTTTTGATGAGTCTGGTAATTATGTTGTTCGTAACTTTACCATGGATGTCCGTGAGCATAGAAATAATAATCGTGGTTTATGGAAAGAAAATACTTCTTTCTTGATCGGTGATGTTGTGTATTACACAATTGGTGGAACCACCAACTATTATGTTGCAACCACTGATGGTTCTTCTGGTTCTCAACCACCTATCCATTCTTCTGGCACAGCAACCGATGGTGTCGGTGGTGTAACATGGCAATATACTGCTCTAACAGATTTATATTATAATCGTGGTATTTTTGATCCTGCCACACAAGGTGGTGATAGTGCTAAATTGGCACTTGGTATGGAGCCAGGAAAAGCATATGTTCAAGGATATGAGATCGAGAAAATTGGTACTCAATATCTAAACATCGATAAAGCACGTGATTTTGCTCGTGTTGCTGATACTCAAGTTCAAACTACTGTTGGTAACTATATTCTGGTCACTAACATTAACAGCGTTCCACGTTTTGATGTTTTTCAAGAAGTTGATTTATACAGTCAAGTAACAGCCAGTGCTGGTACTGCTGCTGGTTCTAAAATTGGAACTGCTCGTATTCGTGGTATTGAAATTCACAGTCTTGGGGCATCACGTGCAGCAGACGTATACAAATTACAACTATCCAGTGTATCATTGAATAGTGGTGTAAACTTTAATCGCCAAGTTAAACAAATTTTTTATAATGCTGGTTCATCTACCACTAACTTTACTGCGGACATTTCTCCGATTCAAACAGTACTAACTGGTTCTGTGACTGCATCTTCTTCAGCTACATTGACTGGTGCAGGTACTAGATTTACCACAGAACTACAAGTTGGTGATTACATCTATATTGGTTCTTCAGCAACTGTTCGTCGCATTAATGCTATTGCAAGCGATCTATCATTAACGCTAAGTGCCAGCGTAACAGTTGCTGCTGCAGCGATCTATCGTTTATCAACGGTATTATTTGAACCACAAAATTCTTCTTTAATTTACCAATTACCATTTTATGCTGTTCGTAAATTAAGAAGCGTGGATGATAGTACTATTGGTACTTCTTACACTGTAACTCAGCGTTTTGTTCAAACATCTTCTTCATCATCTGGTGGAACTTGTACCCTTACAATTAACGCTGTTGGTTCTGCCGATACATTTGGTTCTGCAGCTGAAAATACTAATTACTTGTTAGTAAATAATGCCACTGGTGGTGTTGTTATTCCTAACTCAATTAACGTAGTTTCCCCTTCCCTTCGTCAAGTTATTTTCACACTTGACGCATCTGTTGCGTCTACTCAGTTTATTGTGCATGCTGCAGTTCGTAAAACTTCTATTGATGCTAAAGAGAAAGCAAAAACTTTAACATCAGCTGTAAAAACTATTACAGTAAAAACAACTGGTACTACACCAATTATTAAATTGGGTAAAGCAGATGGTTATCGTGTAACCAGCGTTAAAATGGACACTGGAACATGGGCATCCCCGACTGGTATTTACTCAATTGAAATCGGTAATCAATATAACTTTGATGACGGACAACGTGATGACTACTATGATGTGGCATCTATTAGTTTGCAGCAAGGTTTTCCATTACCAACTGCTCCAATTCAAATCACTTTTCAATATTTTGAACATGGTACTGGTGATTACTTCTCAGTAGATTCATATATTGGTTCTGGTATTCGTTACGAAAATATTCCAATTTATTCTGGTGTTTCTTTAAGAGATGCATTAGATTTCCGCCCACGTATTGATGATACTGGTGTAGATTTTAGTTCAGCTGGTTCTTCACCAACACAACTACCAAAACGTGGTGTAAACGTAGAAACAGATATGTCATATTATCTTTCACGTAAAGATAAAGTAGCGATTGATTTTAATGGTAACTTTTTCCAAGTTAAAGGTGTACCAGCTATCAATCCAGCAGAGCCAGAAGATCCAGTTAATGGAATGGTTCTATACAAACTTTCTCTTGAGCCATACACATTTGGAACATCAACTTCCAACGTAAGCGTAAGATCTATTGATAATAAACGCTACACAATGCGTGACATCGGTTCACTTGAGAAGCGTATTGATACACTTGAATACTATACATCACTATCTTTATTAGAGCAAGAAACTGTAAGTTTAACTATTCCAGACGAACAAGGATTAGATCGTTTCAAGAATGGTTTTATTGTTGACTCATTCTCTGGCTCTGGTGTTGGTGATGCTTTTAATTCAGACTTTAACTGTGCAATTGATATGGAGAATAGAGAACTCCGTCCATTCTATCGTATGGACAATGTCAATTTAATAGAAAAGAATTCTGCATCTGCTCAACGTACTGCAAGTAACTATACATTAACTGGCGATGTCATTACATTACCATATAACAATATTCCGTTCATTAGACAGAATGTTGCATCTCGTGTTGAAAATATTAACCCATTTGCAATCTTTACATTTATCGGTAACATCAATCTAAACCCATCTTCTGATGAATGGTTTGAAGTTGATCGTCGCCCAGATATCGTAAATAACGTAGAAGGTAACTTCAATGCTGTTTTCAGTGCACTTGAAAGATCTGGTGCGCTTGGTACAGTTTGGAATGCATGGCAGACTCAATGGACTGGTGCTGAAAGAGTCACAGGTACAACCACATTCAGCGCAGATCGTAGAGGTGGAGATGGTGGTGCTTGGTTAGATGCGACATTTGGTTTAGGACCAGCTAATAGTGGATGGGCAGTTCGTCAAGTAACTACTCAGACTACTGCTCGTGAAGTTGGTCTTGCAAGAACTGGTCTAAGATCTACAGTTGTTGCTCAAATCGATAGACAATTTGTTGAAGACAAAGTTCTTTCAACTGCAGTTATTCCATACATCCGTTCACGTGGTGTTTTAATTCAAGCCAAAGGTTTCAAACCAAAGACTAAACTATTTTCTTTCTTTGATAGTATTAATGTTAATTCTTACATTCAACCAGCCACTAGAATTCCATTCGATGCAATTTCTAATTTTGGTTCAGAATTTGATAGAACAACAAATGTGGGTTCTAACTCAACTGAAACTGCTCGTCGTATCGCTGGCGATCCAACTACAGATACTCAACCAGCGTTAAATCGTGGTGATGTTATTACTGGTTTAACTTCAGGCGCAACTGCAGTTTGCGTTGGATATGAGATCACTTCTACTGGAACTAAAGCGATTTATGTTTTAAACATTAAAGGTACATTCCAGTCTGGTGAAATTATGACTGGTTCTATCTCTGGTGCTCGTGGAACAATCAATTCTTCTGTGACTGTTAAGGTGCAAGGTGACGAGTTAATCTCTAACTTCAATGGCGACATATATGGATTATTAACTATTCCAAATACAGATGCTCTAAGATTCCGTACAGGTATTAAAGAACTTCGTATTACTGATAGTTCTGCCAACGCTGGTGACTTTACTTCGGCTGGTAGTGTTCAGTATCGTGCACAAGGTATCCTTGAAACTAAGCAATCAACATTTAACGCTGTTCGTAATGCAACTATTGCGCAAGAAGTTGTTAATGCTACCAATACTATTACTGAAACATCAGAGCGTGTTGTTGGTGATACTGGATGGTATGACCCACTGGCACAAACATTCTTGGTTCAACAAAAGGGTGGAGCATTCTTAACAGGTGTTGATATTTTCTTTGCTACTAAAGATGACAATATTCCTGTTAATATCGAAATCCGTGAAGTTGTCAATGGTTATCCAGGTAAGAAAGTTCTTCCATTCTCTAAGATGGCATTGAACCCAGATAAAGTTAACCTATCAACTAATAGCGTGACTGTTAATGGTGCAACGTATCGTTCTCCAGATACACCAACTCGTTTCACATTCCCATCTCCAGTGTTTGTGAATGATGCAACTGAGTATTGTATTGTATTGTCTTCTGACTCTAACAATTATCGTTGCTGGATTTCTCAGCTGGGTGATAAACAAGCAGGTACAGATAGATTTATTTCTGAACAGCCATATGCTGGTGTGTTCTTTAAGTCACAAAACGCTTCCACTTGGACTGCGGATCAAACACAAGACTTGATGTTTACAATCTATCGTGCACAGTTTAATACTTCTGTTATTGGTCAAGTAGACTTTGTTAATGATAGTTTACCAAACAATATATTGCAGAGCGATCCATTCCAAGTAACTTCTGGTTCAAACAAAGTTCGTGTCTTCCATCCTGACCATGATATGTTCCCTGGATCTAAGGTTCGTATTCAAAATGTTGCGTCTGGAACATACAATAATATTCCACATACACAACTAAATGGCACACAAACTATTTCTGATGTGGACTTAGATTCTTACACATTTACTGTTACCAATAATGCAAACGCAACTGGTTTTGTTGGTGGTACTGGAGTTCAAGCAACTGATAACGTACAGTTTGATGTCGTTCAACCAATCGTTCAAGTTCAGACATTCTCAGAGACTAATGTTGATTATGATATTAAGTCTACAACTGGTCGTTCTGTTGATGGTATTGAAGTTCCATATATCAAACAGACTTCTGGTGACGCAGTAATGATTAACCAAGCTAATATATACGCTTCACCAAGAGTTATTGGTTCTGATGTAAACGAATCAAACTTCTTAAGTGGTGATAAGTCTATAACATTCTCTGCTCAGATTTCAAGTACGGTTGATTCATTATCTCCTGTAATTGATACTCATAGAACTTCATTAATCTGTATCCACAATAAGATTAATAATGCTACTCAAACAAATACTAATATCTCTCCAATAGATAATAGAACTGCTACTTCTGCTAAGACTACTATTGCCTTTACAACAACTGGTATTTCTACAGCAGATGCAACTACTAAATTAGACTTACTCACTATCGGTGTTGGTCGTTATGTGACAATCTCAGGTGCTGCAGACGCTGGTAATAATGGAACATTCCTTGTAACTAATGTGGCACTTGATGGCTCGTCTATTACTTTGAATAGTACATTTACTGCTCGTGCAGCTGGTTCTGGATCTGCAGGTACAATTACAGTGGTTTCTTTGGATAAATTCTTTGATGAAATTGCACCTGTGAATGGTTCACAACATAGTAAGTATGTAACTCGTAGAATTAACCTTGCAAATCCTTCTTCTTATATGAAGATTCGTTTTGCCATTAACCTACCTACAAATGCTTCTGTGGATGTTTACTACAAGCTAAATAATGTTGGTTCTAATATTGACTTCAATACAGTTCCATATACATTGATTAATCCAGACGCTGTTATTCCTAAGACTACATTCCCAGAAACATTCTTTGATGTAGAATACTCTGCAGCGAATTTAACGCAGTTTGATGCTATTACTGTTAAGATTGTATTCAGATCCACAGTTTCTGCAGAAGTACCTAGAATTAAAGATCTACGTATTATAGCGTGTGCATAATGGAATACTTAAAAGTACAGGGTGAAGATGGGTTAGTTCGAGATGTATCGAGTCAAGCCATCCTAAATACTAATAATAAAGAATATGATTCTTATATTGCTCGTAGAGATGCAGTTAAGGCTCAAAAATTAGAACTCGAGAGGCAAGGAAGAGAACTAACTCAGGTTAAATCGGATATATCCGAGATTAAACAGATGATTTCAATTCTTATAAATAAACAATAATGGCACTCCCAACTCCAGTCACTACCGTACCGCAAACTGATTCATTTGATCAGTGGCGAGTAAAGACCAATTCGGTTATTTCACAATCCAATCAAACTGTGGTGGATGTTGGCGATTTAGCCACTCTGGCTGGTGGAGAAACAACCATCGTTTCCGCTGTAAATGGTGGACGAAACTTTTCAATTGCAATTTCAATCGCATTAGGATAAACAAACATGGCGAATACTTTTAAGAATGCATTATCACGAAACGTCGGAACTTCCGCTGTTACTGTGTATACTGCACCATCAACTAAAAACTCAATCTGCATCGAACTAGACGTTTGTAATACTACCAATGGTGGTGTTACTGTTGATGCTTATATCACTTCTGGCGGTAATAACTTTTACATTGTTAAAAATGCACCAGTTCCTGTTGGCGGTTCGCTACAGGTTATCGCTGGACAGAAAATTGTTCTGACAAACCTAGATGCTCTTAAAGTTGTTTCATCAACTGCTTCGTCATTGGATATTATTGCTTCTATTCTTGAGGACGTTTAAAAATGCCGATTCAAAAAGGTCCAGCTAATCTAGGTACAGGTACTATTGATGCTGCTGAGTTAGCATCAGGTTCTGTCACAACCGCTAAACTTGCAGATGCTGCAATTACTACTGCAAAAATTGCCGATGGTGCTGTGGTAACAGCAGATATTGATGCTGGTGCAGTAACTACACCTAAACTCGCAGACGCTGCAATCACTCATACAAAGATGGCAAATGCTGGTGCAGAGTTGGGTGTGCGTAATAGATTGATTAATGGTAATTTTAATTTCTGGCAACGTGGTACAGCTAGAACAGTTTTAAGTTCTGGTACACCATATTTGGCAGATAGATGGTGCGGAGCAGTTGGTTATCAAAATGGTTCACACCAAAGAAGTGCAATTTCTTCTCCACCAACTGGTTTAAGTAGTCAATATGCAATGCGAGTTAGTAGTAATACAACTGCTGAATCTGCAGGTGGCACACGTCTTGATTGTGGACAAAAAATTGAATACATTAACTGCTATGATTTGTCTGGAAAAACAATCACTGTTAGTTTTTGGATGAGAGCATCAGCTGCTACTTTGACTAGTGTAACGAATACAACAGAAAGTGCTTTTAATAATTTTGGTTGTAGAGTTCAGTATAATACTGGTTCAACAGATAGTGCAGCACCGACTGATACTGGAGATGGTTCTACAACTGTTACAGCTGTATCTGGAACAAATGCAACAAATGGTACAACTCAACTCACTATTGCAAATGGTAGTTTACCAACAACTTTCACAAAATATACCTTTACTTCTACTGTCCCTGCCAATACCAAAAATTTAACAGTAAGATTTGCTTCTAGTAGTTTAGGTAGTACAGCTGCTGCTGGTACTGTTTGGTATGAAGTCGCTGAAGTTCAATTAGAAGAAGGTTCTACTGCAACACCATTTGAATTACGTCAGTATGGAACTGAGTTAGCATTATGTCAGAGATATTATCAAAATCATGGCGCAATGTTCCAATGCGGTCAAGCATATAGTACAGGTACTGATGGTTTCACTGTAAATTATCCATTTCCTGTTACAATGCGTGCAGCACCAACATCAACTGTTGTAGGAGGTAGTGATGGTGGTTCTGCAGCACAACTTGTAGTTTCTAACATTAACACATATAAATGCACATTTGAAGTTAGAAACAATGGTGGTGGTGGTACTTCAAAATGGTATACTTGGTATCAAGCGTTTAGTTCGGAGATATAAAATGTATAAATTAGTCAAACAAAATTCAATGGGTGTACTGATGGGTTACCCAGATAATATTTTACGTGTTGAAGATAATTCTTTTATTCCTTATGACGAAGCCAACACAGATTACCAAAAATACCTTGCATGGCTTGAAGAAGGCAATACACCAACTCCTGCAGACGAATAAATAAAGAATAACAAAAGAGTAAATCAATGGCATATATCGGATCTTACCCAGCAGATAAAACATCTGGCTCAAAACCTCGTAATGAGTTTACAGGTGACGGTACAACTGTAAACTTTACCTTATCCCAAGAAGTTCCAGGTGGATTCGAATCTAATGTTCTTGTTATCGTAGACAACGTGATTCAACAACCAGTTGAATCTTACACTATCGGTGGTAATAACATTACATTAACCTTTTCTGAAGCACCAGCAAGCGGTGCAGTAATCTATGTGTTGCATCAAGGCACGGCAACCTACAACATGATTCCAGTAGTTGGTTCTGTTACACCAGACAAACTATCAGAGAATCTAAGAAACTTTACTGTTGATACATTTACTGGTAATGGTTCAACTACTGCATATACTCTAACTGCTGAACCAGCAAGTGCAAACTCAATTCTTGTTATTGTTGATGGTATCGTCCAAACAAGAACTTCAAACTATACGCTTGCTGGAACTACGCTAACATTTACAGATGCTCCAGATAATACTGCAGCAATTACAGTTATTCATCTTGGTTTTAGCACAGTATCTCGTACTGCTGTTCCAGATGGTTCAATCACAACTTCAAAGATTGCTGATGGTGCAATTACCAGTGACAAGATTGCCACTGGCGGTATCGCTACTGAAGATATCGCTGACTCTGCTATAACTTCTGCAAAAATTGCAAATGGTACAATTGCTCTTGCAGATTTATCTGCTACTGGTACAAAAGATGCAACTACATTCTTACGTGGTGATAATACATTCGCAGTAGTTGCAGTTACTCCAACAGCAGTTAGTGATCAAAACAATACATCCACTGGCTATTTGGACCTACCATCAGGAACTACTGCACAAAGACCTGGATCGCCAGTTGCGGGAATGGTTCGATATAATACAACCAATAATGAATATGAAGTTTATCAAAACAGTTCTTGGTTAGCATTATCAACACAAACTGTTGGACTTTATTCAGCTAATTATCTTGTTGTTGCTGGCGGTGGAGGTTCTGGTGCTGGAGCTGGTGGCGGAGGTGGTGCTGGTGGTTTACTTACAGGATCGCAAACATTACTCACTGGTACTGTTTATACAGTAACAGTCGGTGCTGGTGGAGTTGCTGGAAATAATGTCAATGGTGGTAATGGCGAAAACTCAGTATTTGGTTCGATAACAGCCATTGGTGGCGGTGGTGGTGCGATGGGGTCTGGCTCTGCTGGGGCGAATGGTGGTTCGGGTGGCGGTGCTGGTGCTAATAGTGGACAAGCAGGTGGTTCTGGTACTACTGGACAAGGTAATCCAGGTGGTTCTGCACCAAATGGAAGTGCTCCATACCCTTCAGCTGGTGGAGGTGGTGCTGGTGCGGCAGGTGATAATGGTTCTGGTTCTCAATCTGGTGCTGGTGGGGTTGGTCTTGCATCATCTATTACAGGTACATCTGTTTTTTATGCTGGCGGTGGAGGTGGCGCAGGTACTGTTCAAGGTGCTGCTAATGGTGCTGGTGGTAACGGTGGCGGTGGTGCTGGTGGAAATCCCGCAATTGCAGGTACTGCTAATACAGGTGGTGGAGCTGGTGGTCAAGTAAACAATGGGTACACGTTGGGCACTTCTGGTGGCTCTGGGGTTGTAATTCTTTCTGTGCCTACGACAAAGTACTCAGGCATTACAACAGGCTCGCCAACAATAACTACATCAGGGTCCAATACCGTCATCAAATTTACACAATCAGGGAGTTACACAGCATGAGCCATTTTGCAAAAGTAGTAGACGGTAAGGTTGTACAAGTGATCGTTGCAGAAGCAGAGTTTTTTGAAACATTTGTAGACTCATCTCCTGGACAATGGATTCAGACTTCATACAATACAATCGGTGGAGTTCATCAACTAGGTGGAACTCCACTACGTGGTAACTACGCTGGTTCAGGTTATACATATGATTCTACCAACGATGTATTCTATGCACCAAAACCTTATCCATCTTGGGTTCTTAATCAAACTACATGGTTGTGGGAAGCACCTGTTGCTCGTCCAACAGACGGTAAACAATATTCTTGGAATGAAGAAACTCAAGCATGGGTTGAAGTAGTAACAGCCTAAATAAATAAAACAACAGAGATTAAAGATGGCACTATCAAAGATAACTACAAATAGTATTGCAAATGATGCAGTAACATCTGCTAAACTTGCAACTGGTGGAATTGCCACAGTTGATATGGCAGATGGTTCTGTCACGTCACTAAAGATTCTTGATGGTGCAATTGCCACTGCAGACATTGCAGATGCAGCAGTTACACTAGCCAAACTATCTGCTACTGGTACAAAAAATGCCACTACATTCTTACGTGGTGATAATACATTTGCTACAGTTGCAGTTACTCCAACAGCAGTTTCTGATCAAGCAAATACAGCGACTGGTTATTTTTCACTACCTTCTGGTACTACTGCGCAACGTCCAGGATCTCCAGCTAATGGAATGATAAGGTTTAATACAACACTTTCGCAAAATGAAATTTATCAAAATTCACAATGGATACCTTTTGCAACTCCTAGTACATCAGAAGTCACTTATCTTGTTGTTGCTGGCGGTGGCGGTGGTGGTTTAGATAATTATGGTGCTGGACGTGGTGGTGGCGGTGGTGGTGCTGGTGGATTTAGGGCATCAACTTTGGCTGTTTCTCCTTCAACTACCTATACGGTAACCGTAGGTGCTGGTGGCGCACCTGGAAATTCTGGTAATGCAATTGGCACAAATGGGGCTGATTCAGTTTTTAGTTCTATTACATCTACAGGTGGTGGCGGAGGTGGTGGACATACCGCAGCTGCAAATTATCCTGGAAATGCTGGTGGTTCTGGTGGCGGTGGAGCAAATGGTCGAGAAGGTGGTGCTGGAACTACTGGACAAGGTAATGCTGGTGGTCAAGGTGGACCTGATTCTCCATTTATGGGTGGTGGTGGTGGTGGTGCTAGTGCAGTAGGTGCTTCTGTCGGTTCTGGTCAATCTACTGGTGGTGCTGGTGGTGCAGGAACATCATCTTCTATCACAGGTTCTTCTGTAACATATGCTGGCGGAGGTGGTGGTGGCGGTGGAGCAGGTAGTGCTGGTGGCGCAGGTGGTGCAGGTGGCGGTGGAGCAGGTGCTACTACAGGTAATGCAACTTCTGGCACGGCTAACACAGGTGGTGGCGGTGGTGGTGCTAGAGGTATACCAGGTACTGGTGGCTCTGGAATTGTTGTTGTTTCTTACTCTAACATTTATAAACTTGCAACGGCTAGTGGAACTTACGTTTATTCAAATTCTGGCGGAAATAACATCTACACCTTCACAGGTTCTGGAACAATCATATTCTAAGGTATAATAAATGAGTCACTACGCAAAAGTAAACAACGGAATTGTCGAACAAGTAATTGTAGCAGAAGCCGAGTTTTTCGAAACATTTGTAGATACAAGTCCAGGTACTTGGATCCAGACTAGCTACAATACACATGGTGGAGTTCATTTATTAGGTGAAACTCCGCTACGCAAAAATTACGCAGGTGTTGGTTACACTTATGATAGCGCATTGGACGCATTTTATGCTCCAAAACCATACGCTTCATGGTCACTTGATACAGAAACTTGTTTGTGGAATGCACCGATTGCTTATCCAACAGATGGAAAATTATATAAGTGGAACGAATCTACCCAGTCTTGGGATTCAGCAGAGTAACCTAATAAAAGAGAACAAACATGGCACTCACAAAATTACAAACTGAAGCGATTGAAAACAACGCTATCACAACAGAAAAAATTGCAACTGGCGCAGTTACCAGTGCAGACATTCTAGACGGAACAGTTGCACCTGTAGATGTCAGTACAGATGTACTAGAATCTGGTATTAGTTATGCAATTGTATTCGGATAATTAAGGAAAATAAATGGCATCAACTTTTAAAAATGCAGCAGTAAATCTAACTACCACAAGTAGAACAGATCTTTACACTACACCAAGTTCAACAACTGCGGTAGTTCATAATCTAACTATTGCTAATACTGATGGTGTTGCTAGTGCAAATATCACTATTGAATTCTACGATAGTTCTACAACTACATACTACAAACTAGCACATCTAGTTCCAGTTCCAGGTGGTTCAACTCTAATTTTTGATAAGCCAATCAATCTAGAAACTGGCGATAAGATTAGTCTAACTGCTTCAGCAGGTGGCGATCTATCTGGTTATGCTTCAGTAATGCAAATCACTTAAGGATAAGACATGGCTCTTACTCAAGTAACTGCAGGATTATTAGACAATAGTACCCAAACATACGGTATGAAAAACCGTATTATCAATGGTGACATGCGTATTGATCAGCGTAATGCTGGAGCAAGTGTTAATTCTGCTAGTGGTGGTACTTTTGCTGTTGACCGATTTGCAAGTTTTGCATCTGGTGGTGGTGTTTACACAACTCAACGATCTACTGATGTTCCTACAGGACAAGGTTTTACAAATTCTATTGCTAGCACAGTAACAACTATTGACTCTCCCACTGGCACTGATTATTACGTTATTCAGCACAGTATTGAAGGTTTTAATACTTCTGATTTTGGATGGGGCACAGCCAGCGCAAAATCTGTGACAGTCTCATTTTGGGTAAAGTCGAGTCTCACTGGAACTTACACAGTTGCATTTCGTAATAGTGCTCTTAATCGTTCATATCGAGCAACATACACTATAACTTTAGCTAATACATGGGAGAAAAAGTCAATTACGATTCCTGGTGATACAAGTGGAACTTGGTTGACAGATAATAGTTCTGGTATTCGCCTTGGGTTTACACTTGGTGCTGGAGCTGATTATATTGACACTGGTAATACTTGGTCTGGTCTTGAAGATTTTGCAGCTACTGGACAGACACAATGGATTGCAACATTAGGTGCTACATTCTATGTTACTGGTGTACAGTTAGAAGCTGGTACTACTGCAACAGCTTTTGATTATCGTCCATACGGTACTGAGTTACAATTATGTCAGAGGTATTGTGAAAATATTATTGCTAGTGGAACTAATCCAGCTCTTTGGTCTATTCAAGCTGGTGCTAATAATAATTCTAGAGGTGGTTATTTTTATAAAGTACAAAAACGAGCATCGCCATCATTTACAAATTTAAATGGAACAGCTTACCTTTGTCAATATACATCAGGAAACTTTGTCCCTTCTGCGATTAATTTAGCAGCATCAAATCCAAATGGTATGTTAATTGATTCAGTTTGTAGTGGTTTAACAGCTGGACAAGCAGGATTTCAGTTAGAAGGAACTATTTCTGCTGGTACGATTATTTGTTTTTTTAGTGCGGAGTTATAAATGTATAAATTAGGAAAACCTATTATTGAAGGACAAGAATCAAAAGTTGTCCAAAGATTATCTGACGGCACTTGGATTCCATTTGACCCAGACAACACCGACTACCAAGAATATCTAAAGTGGCTTGCTGAAGGTAATACACCACTCCCAGCAGAGGAATAAATAAGAGTATGGCATATTTCGGTAATCAACCTCTCTCAGCGTCTTACTTAACTGATTACTTCAGC